CTTGAAAAGTCAGTTGGTTAGAATGACTCGCACCAGCAAGCACCCCTTGAGGTGTAACCATCTTGCCAGCACTAGACAAGCCTTGAAAAGCCTTACAGATTTACTATATCATACTTGCTTTATTTTGTCAAGTATGATATACTTTTCTTAAAAATTGAAAGGAGAGGGACATGACCTCACAGGAATGCCTAGCAGTGCTAGATAGCGCAATGGCAAAAGTCGGAAACGATGAAGAAATTGAGAGCCTAACGGCTGACTTGATTGACATTAAGGCTTTTGTCGGAGAAATTGACACAGTTGTCTCAGTCTTGAATGAAGACGTTGAGCGCCTAAACCTTAAAAATGGTAACCTACGTTCAGCTAATAACGAACTTTACCGCCGTTTAGGTCAGCAAGATGAAATCATGAAACAAGCACAAGAAGACATGAGCGTAGTATCAGCAATCAACGCTGTTATTTAAAAGAAAGGAAAAAGAAGATGAAACCATTTTCAAAAAGCATTAACTGGTATCCTAACAACGCACTAGACGCACTTAAGGACGAACCAGAAACAGTCGCAGAAGTTACACCGCCAGCAACCATGCCAGCGGACACACCAGCGCAGGAAGTGCCAAACTATCCAGCGCAAGCCCCAGCAAGCGAAGTTGAGGGCGTAGAAATGAACATCGACCACGAAAACGTAGTTGAAGAAGGAGAAGAATAGACATGGCTAATAAAATTACCACTTTTTTATCAGTTCAGACAGGGAAACAAATCTCAAACATTGACCTATTGAACTCTATCCGCACCCGTGCCAGCGCAGACTATCAGGCAGACATCCCTGTACTTGAGGGCGCACGCATTAACCACGCAACCGTGCCGTATCAGGATTTTCAAAAGCACGCCAACGAGTTTTTCACAGCTTTGGTCAACCGCATTGGCTCTACAGTTATTAAAGCCCTTACTTATGAAAATCCGCTTGCTATTTTCAAGTCAGAGACCTTTGAGTTTGGGGACACGTTACAAGAAATCTATGTGCACCCAGCAGAGAAGAAAACCTATGACGCAAAATCAGACGTCAGCCCGTTCAAATTCGCTGATACAGACATCGAAGTATTCTATCATACTTTGAACAATGAAAACTACTATGAGCGCACGTTTGAGCGTGCTTGGATTCAGAAAGCCTTTGTTTCTGACATGGCTTTTGACGAGTTCGTGGATAAAATGTTTACATCACTCCTTTCATCTGATACGCTGGACGAGTACCAAGCCGTTAAGGGTGTACTTGAGAAATCACTTGCAGAAGTCTCTTACACTGACTTGAAAGGCAACGCTAAGAAAATCACGGTGGCAGGAACGAAGATTGACGAGACAAAACAAGACTTTGTTGTAGACTTTAACCAGTCACTTATCAACCTATCAAAACGTTTCACAATTCCATCACGCACTACCTTTAACAACCCTGTGGGCGTGCCAAACATGACAGCGATTGAAGACCAGTACCTAGTCATTTCCGCAGAATTTTCTACACACCTAGACATGTTACTAGCTAACGCTTTCAACATGGATAAAGCCAGCGTACTTGCTCGCACAATCGTGGTAGATGATTTTGAAAAATTCACGGGAGAGGGCGCAAACAATGGACGTAAGCCAGTCGCTTTCCTTATTTCAGCTAAATCTATCATTAACAAAGACAAGCTAGTACACATGGAAGCCATCCGCAACCCTCGCAATATGACCTACAACTATTTCTACCATCACCACTACATGACAAGCCTTTCACTTTTTGAAAACATTCATTTCTGGTATGTTGAGGAAGCCTAAAGGCTGACCAAGGGCGGGCAATAGCCCGCCTATTTTATTAAGTGAAAGGGGACTAAATGAGTTACAAGAATTACAAGCGACATCTTGGCAAGATTGAGCTAAACAAAGAAACAGTAGAGCGTAACCGTATCGCCTTTTATGATTTTTATTTCAATTATTTCTATAATATCGTGGTCAACTATTTCACTTGGGAGGGTTTGCCTAATGATATTGACGAGTTATTTATAGAGAAAAAGCTAATAGAAAATGGGCATGTGGCTTTCTTCCATGATGATACGTTTGGCTTTATCGCACAAGGTGGAACGAGAGGGGAACGCTTAAACCACTACGACCAGCCCTTGACTTATCAACCCGTTAACGCTAGCAGTATGAACTATTTTAAACAAATGGAAATCGCTTATACTGAAAATGATTTTAGGGTCATTTCAGAACTACATGAGGACAACCCAGACAAAATCAAAAGACCTTGCATTGTGATTCCTAACAATAATTTCTATGAGCCATATATAGGGTATTTAGAGTTATTTTGCGAAAAGTTGGCAGATATTGAACTGACAATACAGCTAAATAGAAACGCACAAATCACACCGTATTTCATCTTTGCGGATAATACTAATGTGTTATCAATGAAAAACATCTTTAACAAGATTGCCAATTTTGAACCCGTGGTATATCTGAACAAGCAGAAAGACCAAGACGGACAAGACAGCTTTAAACAGTTATCGGACTATATTCAAGTGTTTAGAACAGACGCCCCTTTTTTGCTGGATAAGTTGCACGATGAAAAGTTACGAGTTATGAACCAGTTGCTAACTTTTATCGGGATAAACAATAACCCATCAGACAAGAAAGAGCGTCTAGTAGTTTCAGAAGCTATTTCTAATAATGGGGTTATCTCTGCTAATATAGAAGTAGGTTGGAAGTCCAGAAGAAAATTCGTTGAGCTTATCAATAAATGTTACGACTTGGATATATCTGTAAAACCAGCGGAGACTATCCAACAGTTTAACCTTGACAAAGTGGCGCTAGACCTTGCAGAAAAGGAGGGGACAATCATTGACCCAGAATAACACTACAGCAACGATTGCAACCTTTTTAAAGTCCAGATATAGAAATTCCGTGACAGGGAGACTGGACGGCTTGGCGCTAGATGAAAACGGCGATTTTCTACATTATAACACGATTATAGACCAGACCTATAACGAGTTATTTAAGAACATGGAGCTAGTAAACGGAGTTTCAGACAATTTCAAGAAAGAGTTTTGCAAGCACTTTTACAACAGGGAAATTGGTTTGGAGACTTTCGCCCGTTTCCAGATTGCCCTTGAGGAAGTTTTAAACAACGAGTGTTTCAATCTGTTTAAATACCTAGCAGAAATCAGGAACAAGGCTATCAAGGACTTAAACCAGTCAATGAATATTGACACGGTAGGCAACCAGAAAGCGGACGGACAAGCCTTACAGATAGCGAACACGACACCACAAGAGCGAAAAGAAATTGTCTTTACTGAGCGCTATGGGGTTATAGAGTACGCTGACAACTTGGTAGAAAACCACCAGAAAAATAACGCAGATACAAAAAGCAACGTCTCAGGGTGGAGCGGTTCTAGTCTTGCCGAACGCTTACAAAATAATGCTGAACTGAAAGACATTCAATTTCAGATTTTCAACATTTGCGATAAGCTATTTTTACAGGTATTTTAGGAGGTGGTTAGATGAAAGATTTATCAAATGCTAAAATACTAAAATATGATAGTATGTTAGAAGAAATCACGCTTTTCAGCTTTCAAGACTTTGCTTATAGTGATGATGGATTGTATTATATCCAGTCAAATAGCAGACGCTTGGGCGACCTTGCTAAGTTGTGGATAAAACTAAAGCCTATCAGCTATCATTATGAAAGCATTGAAAATGAAACTTTCTGGGCTATCAGAAAGAGCTACCAGCCTTTACAATCCATTAAGGCGCTTTTATTCATTCGCTTTAAGATTGTGGGCGCTTATTATAGCTTTGAACGGTTGACCAGCAAAAGCAAGCTGAAAGGCTTTGGCAGAGTGATAGACGATAATAACTATTTTTCACGCATACCCCTTGTAAATGAGGTGGTACACTGGGACAACGGTGTTATTATCACTCCTAACTATCAAATGAACATCACAGGGCTAAAAGAAAGCCGTGTAGAGGTTGACGGTCAGCAACTCCTTGAAGATTGGTCAACATTTAAAATCAATGTAACCAATGATAGAAAGGGAGTACCTCGCACCATTATGACAGCAGAAAGAGGACATGAAACATTATGATAATTATTAACTTGTCCGAGACAACGGACACACTACAGATTGAAGTCACGGGACACGGAGACGATACAGACCAGTCTTGCGCCCGTGTATCAACCGTTTGCGACTGTATCTATTTATTCTTAAAATCTAACATAGATGATTATGTTAAAAAAGACGGTTATACATTGCTACGGATTTTTAAAAAACGTACTACGGTACAGACTTTAAAAGCTATCTTGAGTTACATCGTAACACTAGAGCAACTTTATAAAAATTCAATTAAGGTTATAAATAAAGAAAAAGAGGTAGAAACAAATGGCAAAGACAACTAAACTGGTTCAGGGTATTCATTCATTGATTAAATTCCAGAAACACCAAGGTATTCAAAGTTTAACAATCGGTGGTAGGGAAGACCTTGCTGACTTGTCACAAGATAAGAACGGCGATACTATTTTTACTATGATAGCTGATCAGTATAAAATCAATGAGTTAGATTCAAATGTACCTTATCTTATTCCAACTCATGAAAGTTCAACAATAGAAAAGGAAACAACTAAAAAAGCTGTTATCAATCAAAACCTTACTTTATTCCCGTTAAACGATGGCGAACTGGTAACGGTTACAAAAGAAAGAGAATCTTTAACAATCAATGATAATAAGATTAAAGAGTATGTAACCAATGCTATTATAGAGGCATTAAGTAAAGTTCCTATTACAGTTGCTCATACTGGTGGACTTATCCATCAATTTGATAGACAAGAAACAAACATTAGCTTTCAAAATGATGAAGGCTTTAACCATTATTTAATGGTTACGGTTATTGGTAAAAACAATGTTGTATCACAATTTAAATTTGCCAGAGAAGATTTTATAAATGCTGATACACCTTACAAGATTGTAAATGATTTTGTGATTAGTATTAAAGCTGAGATTACAGAAGATAAGCACCTAGTCTTGACCTTTAACGCTCATGACCCGATGGACACATTTGAATATAAAATTATGTATGAATGGTTTACAAATTATGAAAGCGCACCTATTGAAACTGCTTACCAAGAAAAACGTATTCGTGTTAAGCACAGTGAACAGTCAGAGCATTTTGAAGGCTATAAAAACCCTTTAAGTTATGAACCTAATGTTCCTTTAGAATATAAACCGAACACACCACCAGAAAGCAACCCAACACCTAGCGCACCTCCTACAACAGAGTTACCTCATGTTGAGTTTCCAAGAGCAAACACAGCACCAGAACCTGAAACGGCTGGAAACGTTCCACAACCACTAGCAGAAGAATCTCACTAAAATAAGAAAGGATTTTAAAACATGAATCCAGAAGAATTTAAAGACGAGTTTTTCAGAGCTTATCGGGGGCGCTATTCGTCTTACTGGGTGGAACGTTGGGGGCTTATCCCCTCAATTCCTACCAGCTTTGACAATGCCAATTCAATTTACGAGCTTTTGGCGTGGCTACAGCGTGCCTTTAAGCAGTTGCTTGACGATTTTGTGGCGTTGGAAAGTGAACTAGAAGACTATAAGAACGCTTTGACCGAACTACTAGAGCAACTTATTCCCTTGCTTATCCGCCGTTACATGGAAAGTAAGGAAGCGGACGACTGGTTTAACAAAAAAGCGGACATCTACTATAATAAGATTATCAAGCCTTACATTGACGCAGAAATTGCTAAAGTCAATAAGAAAATTGCTGAACTTGAAAAGAAAGTAGATGATGAAGTTAAGCGCCTTGATGGACGGATTGACGCTTTAAACGACAAGCTAGAAAAGGAAATCAAGAAGCTAGACGACCGAATCACGCAGGAAGTTGCTAAATTAAACGAGCGTATCACAGCAGAAAACAACGCACTCAAGGAGCGAATCGAAGCCCTAGAAAATGCTAACGCAGGCTTGCAAAATGCCTTGCGTAAAATCATTGAAAACCTTGAGGGGTCAGGAGCTTGGACTGGTGGGCTTACTGGTGGATTTAACCAAGGGCGCAACATCGCAACAGGTAATATTAACTTGTTTGGTGGTACGCCAGACGGTAACAGCTTTATCAGGACGAACAACGGAAGCACAGAGAACGACCTCGCAGGAGGTATCTAATGCCTTTAGAAACAAGATTTTCAACCTCTACCACAGCCAACGTAGAAAACTTTGGTACGGGTGTAGCACCGTGGACGGAAGCCTATGCTAATGCTTGGCATTTCTCAGGTGATACAGACTACGGTTACATGACGAACGGCAACACAACCTATATACAGTACGGGCAAAATGACCCGTCTGTATGGGCGTCTATGCGTTTCTGGGGCGAATCCGTTGAAATCCTAGAAGAGACAAAAAACGATGATAATTCCATCACAGCGAAAATCAGAGTAAAAGCCCTCTTCTGGTGGAGTAAACGGGTTAGCTCAAATGCTGGGTATCGGGTAGAGTATGATATAAAAATCAACGGGCGCACCGTTTGGACGTTTAGCGGATATACGACCGATGAAGTCATTAAAAATGATGAAGTTTCCCAAGACTTTACCGTAACCATACCAGCCGAAGAAAGTTCCTCAGCCAGTGCCTTAAATATCAATGTATCTTATCCAGACGGGCAATACTCAGACAATTCTTTCTATGTTGGAATGTATCTATATAATACCAATAAGAAAAAGCCTAAAACGTTGAAACCGTGGGCAATCCGTAAAGACGGAATCTTTAAGACCTTAAACCGCCCCTCTGGACTCTTCCAACAGCGCAAAAGCGGTTGGCAAGACGTGAGCGAACAACCAGCAAACGCAGTTGGGCAAGCAGTCACAGCACCGCACACCGTGAGAAAGTCGGGTCAATGGCTGGGACAAGGTCAGATAGGGCAAGAATAAGGGAGGGTTTCAGCCCTCCTATTTTTAAAGGAGAATCTATGCAAGAATCAACCAAGATATGGCTTTATGCAAAAAGCCCGTTTAAAAATGACTATGCTAATGTGATTAACTTTGAGTCAAGGGAAGCTATGGAGGACTTTTTCACAAAGAAGAATCCGCATATAGAAATTGTGTATGAATATGATAAATTTCAATATACCCAAAGAAATGGCTCAATCGTAGTTTCTGGTCGTGTCGAGAAATATGAAAATGTGACATATATGAGGTTTATCAACAATGGAAGAACCTACTATGCCTTTGTCTTTGACGTTCTCTATATCAATGAAGACGCTACACGCATTATCTATGAAGTGGACGTATGGAACACCTACCAGCACGAACTAAAGGCGCTCAATGTGATTGGGCAAGTGGAGCAACAGACCTTGCCTAATGAATTGTGGGCTTTAAAAGACAGTCAGCAAGGTTTTTCAGTTGGAACAAAGTACGCTACAAGAGCTGGAGAGGTTGGGATAGATACGGAGTGGCTTGTAGTCGTGGCAAAACCTACGATTAAAATGACCACCAAGGCAAACAGACCTGTAAACATGAGTTATTCAGGAATGCAGAAAACGTTTAAATACTTTTTTATCCCTGTAAATTTGAAATCGGGAGCAAGTAGACCGTTTATTTTCCAAGGCAAAAAGTATGATAGCTTTTACTTGGAAAATCTATATAAACACCTTTTCGGATTGAATCAGGACGGGTCAAGCACCGTTAACCAGATTGTCAATATGTATTTAAGCCGTGACATCGGGGTAAAATACAAGGAGACAACAGACGGAGACAAGACCTATATAGAAATCTTATCCAACATCACAGGAAGCGTTGCAGAGATTGGGCGAAAGAATACACGAAATTATAGAAGTTCTGGAAGTAGCTCAAGCGGTGGAAGTGGTAGCACCAACGAAGAGGGCGACACATCAACCGAAGAAAGCCGTGTTAGATTGGTTACTAGAATCATTAAAAAGCTAGTTCCAGACGCAACGGCGGAGGGTATCGCTGGAATTATCGGAAACTTTTCAGCAGAAAGCAACGTCACAGCCAAGAAATACGAGGCAGACTATGCTACAGGTTACGAGTACGAAAAGATGGAAGCAGAACCAACAGCAGAGAATCTCATGGGAAGCTGGGGCGCTTTTGCCAGTCTATACTCTATCAGCTTAAATGAAGCTGGATATAGAGGAAGTGACGGCAAACACTGGATAGGTATTGGGATAGGTCAGTGGACAGGTCCAAGGGCTGAGGAGCTTTTAAACTTTGCGCACGCTCAAGGTAAGAGCCTATGGGACTTTAACCTACAATTTCAATTTATGAACCAAGAGAGCCGAGCGGACACGTTTAGACGTGTAGCTAGTTCCACAGCAAGCGCCAGCGCAAACGCAAGCGACTTTATGAACAACTGGGAGGGCGTAGCTTACAAAGAGGGCGAACGAATCGCACAAGCGGAAGCGTGGCTTTCTACTATTCAAGACGAACTACAGAAAGGGTAAAAGATGGCAGAAGCAACAGAAACACTAAAAGCGCTCAATGAAATCAAGTCAAGGGTAGGCACTAGCGTAGGTAACGGGCAATGTTACGGGCTAGTCGCCCTATATTCTCAACTGTTGGGTGGTTGCGACATCGGGGGAGGTATCAACACCCCAAACCCCAACGGCAACGGCAGACAAGCCAGCGGAAGCGATACGCAGAGGGGCATGAGTGCCAGTAACATCGGGGGTGATTATAACTGGGAAGCCTTGGGCTGGAAAGTCCGCTTTGACCCTAGTTTTTCTGACTTAAGGGTTGGCTGTATAGTCTGCTATATCCCGTCAGGTAGCAACATCTGGGGACATACGTCTGTTATATCAGCGGTCAACGGTTCAAGCTATGACGTGATAGAGCAAAACTACGCTTGGAGCGGTTACACAACCGAGCGGACAGGAATAGATACGGTTGATAACATTGAAAGCATTATCTACCCTCCCGAAGTCGTAGCAGGTGGAGACATCGGAGAAATCACAGGAGACACGGGAGACAGACGACTTGGAAACGGGGACTACTCAAAAACAGCCTTTGACGTAGAAGCCCTACTTATTGAAGTGGACGGATTTTTTGACTATCGCCCTAACGTGTATGAAATCCCTAACTTGTTAAAAATCGCCTACGACCAAATACAAGAGGGCTTACGCTCATATATGGGTAAAGACGACTTAGAAATAGAGGTACAGCTATTAAATAGTGAGTTCACAGAGATAGAGCTTTATGACATCTATGGTAACAGTTATGTGTATCAACCGCAGTATTTACCAAGGACGATAGATGAAAACCACAAATATAAAGTAGTTGTAAGCGGTAGCCTTGGCGATAGTAATCAAGTTCATATCAATTTTCTTGAGTATAACAACGCTAACAATGTAAGCTATGCTGATAAGAACATTCTGGAAAATTTGAATAGTGGGGAGTGGGCAGAATATAACCCAGAGCATTTCAAGTATGGTTTGAATGATGTGACAGGGAAAAGCGTTGCAATCTTGAATGACGCAGAAGCCAGCTATATTCAATCACACAAGAACCAGATGGAACACACGCAGTTGACTTTCAAAGAGAATCGGGAAACGCTCAAGCAGAGTATAGACCTTTCAAATAAACAGGTTGCAAACGCTAACTCACAAGCCAGCTACAATGCACAATATGCCGTAGACAGTGCCAATATCAACCAATGGACGGAGGGCGCTAGTGGTATCTTAAATGTAGCTGGAAATCTCTTAACAGGGAACTTTGGGGGCGCACTTGGTGGGCTTGCATCTGGTGGTATGAAAGTCTTTAACGCTAACCGAGACTATAATAATAAATTAGTTCAGCAAGGTTTCACAGACACTAACAACGCCTTAAACTCGCAATCAAACGCCCTCGCTAACATGAAATCTAAGATAGCACTTGACCAATCAATCAGAGCATACAACGCAACGATGGCAGACCTACAAAACCAGCCTATCAGCGTGCAACAAATCGGGAATGACCTAGCTTTCCAAAGTGGGAACAGGTTGACAGACGTTTATTGGAAAGTCTCACTAGCTCAAAAGGAAATCATGGGACGGGCTAACGAGTACATCAAATGTTATGGGGTGCTTGTCAACTGGTTCACTAATGACGCTTTAAGTGTAATGAGGTCAAGAAAACGCTTTAATTATATCAAGATGATTAACTTAAACCTTGGAACACTAAGAGCCAATCAATCGCACATCAACGCACTACAAGCTATCTTCCAGTCTGGGGTCAGAATATGGAACTATTCAGCCAATAAAGAAGACAGCATTTTGTTTGATATTCAGAAAAACAACCCGAATTTTTAAAAGTGTGATATAATAAAATTGAAAGGAGTGATTTTCTATCGAAGCAACTGAAAAATGGTACAATCCGCAGAAAATGCTATCTTATAACCAGTATCTAAACTTTGTTATCGGTGGTCGTGGGATTGGGAAGACCTTTGCACTCAAAAAGCACCTGCTGAAACGGTTCATAGATAAAGGAGAGCAATTCATCTATTTAAGACGGAACAAGTCAGAGCTTGACCGAATAGACAAAGACAAGTTTTTTACTACGGAACTACTAAAACAAGTCTTTACAAATTTTGAAGTGATAGACAGTGACGCTAGTAAAATTCATACTAAGATTATTTTCAGAGCGGACAATATGGAAGAAGAGGAAAATATTTTAGTCTTGTCTTCTACCAAAATTATTCTTAATGGGAAGATTGTTTGCTATCTCAAGAGCCTTTCTACTTGGGTAGACTTGAAAGGTTCAGAGTATGATGAGGCTATGAGTATCTTATACGATGAGGTATTGATAGACGTTACCAGTAAAAAGAGGTATCTTGATAACGAAGTGGAAGCCCTCCTAAACTTTATCTTCTCCGTTTTCAGAAGACGGGACGGGTGTCACGCTTACCTGCTATCAAATGCAAGTAATTTCAACAATCCCTATTTTGCCTTTCTGAAATTCTATGACGATAACGGCAAGCGCTTTTATAACCTGAAACAATATGCAACGCTTATAGAGTTCCCCCCTCATTCAGCTTTCCAGACGGAGGAAGAAAAAGAAAGTGGATTCTTTAAACTCTTGAGTAAGTCCAGCATTTATGAAAGCGTTGCTAATAACGAGTTTCAGATTAAAAACGATAAGAATATAGCGAAGATTAAAGGCTTAAAGTCTAGGCTATATAGCTTTTATTGTGACGGTACTTTCTTAACAGGGTACTACATCGACAATATGGTATATATTGCTAAAGGTTTTGACAAGA